CACAAGCGGACCAAGGCGTAGGTAAACCGAGTCTGTATCAAGCGCAATGACATAATCCTCTCCTGTTGTCTTTAGTATTTTATTGAGATACTGGTTAAGTGTTCTTTCGATCCACCGTATGCTGAGTTGGCCAGTCGTCGTGACCGCAATCGCGTTACGTAAATCAAAAAACCTGAAAAACTTGGAGCCAAGCGCACCATAGAGGGAGTTGAGTGATACTTTTTTAGAGAGTTGAAGATTGTTATACTTGGCGATTTTGTTTTTAAGTTCTTTCTTTTTCTCAGGGTCTTTTTCATTTTCATAGGCCGCTTCGGCATCTAACATCTCCTTCTTATACTTCTTACGATCAGCAAACATCTTCTCAACCATCTCTGGCATGAATCCTTGCTTGTCACGGCGATAGAACTGACCATTGGCAGTTAGACATACGTTATCATCCAAGAGAGAACTTGTGTCAATCTTTCTGGCAAGTAAGGCATCCACACTAATACCAGAAGCAATGATAGAACGCATCCTGTCAGTATAGGCATCAGGTTCCACAATAGTCTCTGGGCTGATGTTGCTGCCCATGATGACAGATGGGTACTCAGAATTAACGTCGAAACTTGCAACCCAATTATGAAAACCGATAATAGGATCCTTAACATAAGCACCAACATAAGCAGCCTCCTTTTCATGCCGTTCAATAGGTGGTACAACCTTGTTCTGTGCCTTTAGATGATGGAAACAGATAACGTCCCACATACGGACTTGTGCGAATACGTCCTCAAAGTTACACTTGTTATCATAGGACAAAGTTAAGGCCAATTCAATCAACTTGTTCTTATCATCAATACGGTCAACAAGGTCAACGTCTTTGATATTATAATCGATGAACTTTTGAAAGTCTTCTTTATAAAGATTGTGTAAAGAACCATACTCTTCATAGGATAATTTTCGCTCACCAAGTTCTTCATGACCAATATTATCCAACTTATAGGACTCTTGTGACTTACCGTTCTTAGCATATCTTTGGTAAAGGTCTAGTAAGTCTAGTGTTGCAATACCAAGGATTGAGTATGACTTGATCTTACGGTTCATACCGAGATCAACCATCTTATCGTTGATCACACCCCACGGAGATAGTTTCTTGGCCTCGTTCTCACCCATTAGTTTGCGAATACGATTAACCAAGTATGGTATATCGAAGTTCTGGACGTTCCAGCCTGTGATTACATCTGGATATTCCGATTGCCACCAACCAAGAAACTTACGAATAAGATCAAACTCATCCACACATTTGAAGTATGTCACATCATCACGGGTGTTGTTATACGCACCACAACCAAAGGTGGTGAACTGACCATCCATCTTGACCGTGATAGCAGTCAAAGGACCAAGAGCATGTTCTGGTTCAGGGAATCCACCACCGTCAGGTTCACCAACCTCAATATCGATATTGGCCACTTTGATAAGGGACATGTCCCAATCAACTGTGCCTTTGAACTCATCGGCAATAAAGCAATACTGATAACGAGTGTTGCCGTATACCTTAAAGTTCTCCACATTATCATACTGTGAAACAAAATCACGGGCGTCACGGATCGTACCTGGTTTTACTTTGCCCAAGTATTCGCCATAGATTGTGGTGTATTTGGTCGGTGTGTTGGAAGGCACGAAAAGAGACGGATGATACTCGACTTTATGTCTCACCCGCCTCTCATTCTCAACGCCTCGGTATAGGATACGACCGCCCCATACCTCAACATTAGTATAAAATTTGTTCATTAAGGAGTCAAAATCTTTGAGTTAGGAACAACAAGACCACCAAACATTCCGTTATATTGATTAACGAACTCATTGATAGGCTTGACCATATTTATAACATGTTCGTGTTTAAATGTCAAGACCTTTTCATCTGTCCATTGTGTATAAGGTGCAAATCCTACAGAAGGATTGGAAGGATCTGCTTTGCTAGGAACTACAACAATACGGATTGGATTTTCAATTTCAATCTCTTTGTCATCATCAGAAATAACTTTTCCAATAATTTCTTCACCTGTGATAAGGCGTAAAATCTGTAAGTTTGCCATTAGTCAACAATCTCCATTAGGTAGTCATAAACCCCAAGTGTGACCCACTTGAAAGGTGTAGTAGCGGCACGATTGCCGTATTCGTTAATAAATGTATAAGAGTTGTCCTCATCGGCAATCTTACCAATACGTTCCCACTTTCCGTCATAGGCCCGCTGCTTGAATTCCGTCTCATAAATCGTCATATCTTTTTCATAGAATTGCATGTCAATCTCCTCAGCTCCATAGGCCACGATAATACTTACCAAACAATCTTAATCCATTGTTTATTCTGTCATTATACTCTTTTATACCATCTCTGTCAACCCAATAATCAGGATTAGTTTGTTTTATTTGAGGTTGCTGATAGTAGTTACCGTCATCATCTAACCAGGTATCTCCATAGATAGGTATTCCGTGAACAAACTGGTCTTCCCAGGAATCATCAGTTAGGTTTTCAAAGGCGAAGATCATTTCCTTCAACACCCATTCCCACTTGTAATGAATCCATCTGTCATTGGTTTCATAATCGTCCGGACCTTTGCTAAAGGTGTGACGCATGTGTGAAGGAAGATCCTCATCATCAACCATGGTAGAACCGTGTTTGGTTTCTTTGAGTTGTTTGAGCATAGGAAGGATAATGAGTGCAAGTGTATTGTCCATACTCCAAGTATCATACTTGTCAATACGGACTTTTATATCACGGTCTTGTTTGGAGTAAAACCATTCACACAGATTACCAACCCAAGTATTGGCAAGAAACTCACCAACCTTGTCATGTGTATCTTCACTAACAAATGGGATTAGTTGTGCGATTTGATATGGACCCCACCAGGTTTTATACGGGCCTATTTTGACTTTCATAATGACTCCTCACAAGATCAATAATGTTGTTGGCGCAGGAACCACACACAGGACCACAATCAAGGTCCTTTAGTATGGTTCCCACACTCGGTTTGGTTTCTCTGCCCTTGAGATATTCTTTCACTCTTTCATCAGTCAGGACATTACAAGAGCAAATGATCATGTTACTTTACGTAACGTCCCTTGATTTCAATAACCTGGCCATTAATTGTAACAGTAGGAACAGCACTACGATAAGCAGATTTCTTTGAGATAGCATCACAAATTACTTGAGCGATCTGTGAACCTGTAGCAACTGCTGGATTAGCGGTGATGATTGAAGCAATTGTGGTTGCTGCTGGCAAGAATCCACAAGCACTCTGAACAATAGCCTGAACATCAGCAATGGTTGTCACCACTGTTGGTGATGTAGTACCGGTTGAAGAACAACCAGCAACGGATAGACCGAGAAATCCTGCGGTCACTAGAGCAATAATCTTTTTCATAAAATCCTCATTTCTTCTTAGGTGTTGGTTTAGGTGTTGGTTTAACTGTTGATGGATTAGGTGCTGGCACTGGTTTTGGTGGATCTGTGTATAGTGCCTGTTGAACTGTGGTGGCCTGTGTGATGACACGCATAATTGCCATAAGAATAGCAGACGCGAGTGCTACCCAACCAGCCTTAGGATCATTTAGAAAACCATTCCAATCATATTGGGCAAGAACGCCAAATACTGCGATTAGTGTAGCAACAATGTATGTTTTATAACCATTAAGCATAATTATCTCCTTCATATAATGCCAAAGGCAGTGTATTTAGGATAATTGGAGCGGAGAGTGGGAGTCGAACACCACATTCTGAGGGGGACCTCAGGTAATAACCATTATACGATCTCCGCATTATTGAGTGATACTGCCGACCTGCGTAACGCAGATCCCGGGATGAACATCCAAAATAGTAAACAGTATCACTCAATTCTTGCACTTGTCTGGGCGACAAACCTATTTATTGTATCTGGTAGATAGCAGTTCCACAAGAAGGCTTAATAACAGGACTTCTTTCCCATGGACGCAACCAACCATAATGCCATGTTCCTCCTACACAATACATTCCACGGTGAACTGGCACCGACCAATCTCCTTGAAAAGGAGGATCTTGAACTGGATTATAGTATGTACCGTAAGGATTGGCAATAGCTGCCGTAGAAAAAAGAGCAGCAACAATGATTAGGAACTTCCTCATATTAGAATACACCCAAGAACTTCTTACCGCGTGGCTCAATATCAACCTGGATATCACCACCATCGTTATCAACATCAACATCCATACCTGGAGGAGCAGTAACAACCAAACCGTGTGGTGTAAGTTGTGCAGCAGGTGCTAAAACACCCTTGCTCTTTGTTGCGCCAGGAACAGCGACCGTCTTGCCATTGTGTGTCTCATCCTGAAATGCGGATGCTGAAACTGTAAGGCCGAGAACAATTGCTGCTGTTAGAAAAAACTTATTCATTACTATCACCTTTCTATGCTAAACCTGTGCCATCATGTTCAATGACATCAGGCAATTTAATGGAACCGTCAGCATGACGTTCCTTCTTTTTGCGGTCAATACCGACAAAGTTATCTGGATGCTTTAGTATAAGAGCAAGAAACTTTACAAACTCTGCTAACTCTTCCTTGTTATACTTTGCACCAAGTTTTCCATCTTCCCTTAGATATGCTGTAAGTAAGCAGTAAGCCTCATTTACGGCAGGGTATGATACTTTTTCATCTACAACCATTTTCTATCCTAACATTTAAAATAAACGGTGGCGTCTTTCCACTCACCCATAATAGGGACCTGTGCTTGAGCCGATTTCAAATGACAAACCTTAGG